CCGAACATGTATACTGTCGTGTCGTGCAGCTTCTCGGTGTGAGTAACACCGGGTTTATCAGTTGCAGCGTAAGGCAAACCACATCCAAGAGACGACCCAATTTGATTTGGGCGATAGGATTCTCTAGAAAGATACTTTTCACCATACGGTGTAATATCCATAAACATCAGAACTAACTCCGGTAAAACTCGTGAATTATCAGCTTTGTCAAGAAATTGACGAACGTTGAGAAGCGTGGTCGGAGGCTTACCAGTTTCTGGTAATCTAAATGGGTATATACGCGTGAGCTCGTCATCATTGTCCTTAATAACCCAGCAACCACATGATTCCTTATGAATGGAATCGCCCGTTGAAGACTTATCATGATTGACAGTGACACCAATGTCACACAGGATCTCTCTAAGTATCATGTCGAGATACGATGGCACAAGTATGTCATCACCGACGATACGCACAGGGAGTTTCACGAAGTCAGGAAGGTATTGTCTAATGTGCTTAAAAGTGATTGGGATTGTCCCGAGTCGCCGCAAATGGCGAACGGTGGTCACACCTAACTTTAGCATTAAACGGTAGTAAATGTATGCTAGGAAGCAACACGACCAAAGAGTCGTAGTAAGGATAGCTGTGGCAACGGCATCACCCATTAGTAGGGTGGTGACGGGTATAGACGAATCCTGACAGAAGTAATCCCAGCCAAGTAAGTATTCGAGTTCCGGAGGTACTTTAAAGAATGTACCTTCCATGTAGTCAAGGTAATCTTGAAGACAGTCTGGTGAAATCTCCCGTAGTAATGCGAGAGTAAGACACGAAGATCCCCCTTCAAGGTCCAAAGCTACAATTTTCAGGAACTCAGAAACTAAGGCTTTGTGAGATTGGGTCTGGTCGTCCACATTCATTTGATGGTCGATGCCCAGTCGTTTCCAAAGAGTCTTGATAGTATTGCGTACCGTAGCACCAACGATAGTGTTTCCTACACTGTTAATGGTGATTAGGCGTGATACAGTTGTATTTTTTGGGACACAAACACTTCTAAGGGTTAAACCTTTCTGAAGTTTGTAGAAAGCAGGCATGAGCGTATCCGCGGATGAAACGTACCATGACCGAGAGTCTTGAAGACCTGTATGTTTACGGAATGCCAAATCATAATGGCTTCGTATATCGTCAGGAAGAGACGGGTCGAAGGTATCAAGATAACAATGTGACGGACAATACGGATGTTTCTCATCTAGAGTAGCACCGGGACCAGGCTGACCAATGGTCGCCGCCTTGTCAAAGTCGCGCATCACAAAATTATGAATTTTACGGATATCCGAGGTAGTATCCTTTAGGAATGGACGGTCTTGATGTTGGTATGCAAGAAAAGTTTCAACTGCTTGTATATCAGCTGATTTTCGACACTCAGCAAGTTGGACACGTTTAAAGAACGCTAAAACTTGTAAAGCAACTTCAATAGCACGAGTAGAATATCGAGACTTTAGACGCCCATCATCGTGAAACACAGTCGACAGGACCCCCTTGAGAAATCGGGGATACGCCATGTGCCGTGTTTTTCGAAGATATCTTGATTCAAAAGAAATTCTTCTTGAATTGAGACCAGCGACTATTGCCTTAGAGTAACTCAGGAGCGCCGTTAGGTACCCTCTAATGAAGTTCACATCATCAGGACTCTTCTTGTGATAAACGCGTATGCGCTTAAAATGCGCGATGTCGTCTGTCACGTCGAAGTCGGAAATGTGAGTTAGGAAGGAAATCGCAGCATCGAGTTCGGTCATTCTTATACCTCCAGGGGAGTACGATATTCGTCGCTTAAGTGGTTGACTAGACCACGACGCTCGAATATTGGAAACCCTTCCTGGAGGGATGGTTTAACCATCCCTAGGCCAAGGCCTCAACCTAACTCAACATGACTTTCGACGTAGTACGAATGCTACGCGGGCCACGAGAGATTGCCTGAAATTATGCTCTCTTCTTTTTAGAAGGAGTCGTAAACCCGATGCCCTTATGATACTTCCGACGACTTGTCGGATGAGCAATAACTGGCTGAGAAGGGTCTTTGAATCCAGAAATCACCGTCCGACGAGCATGTGCATAACGCCCATTACGAACTATGATTTCACGACTGTTATCTTGTTCTCGGATCACCCCTCCTATCGGAGAGTTGCTTTCCCAATTAGCCCGGTCTAGTGACCGGTTCTTAATGCCGAACATGTATACTGTCGTGTCGTGCAGCTTCTCGGTGTGAGTAACACCGGGTTTATCAGTTGCAGCGTAAGGCAAACCACATCCAAGAGACGACCCAATTTGATTTGGGCGATAGGATTCT